AGGACAGGCTGAAAAGGTGGTGGAAATGTATGGCGCAGATGCTGACAGCGAAACAGGTTGCAGAGGTAAAAGGCTGTAGTCCACGTTATATTAAGAAAATTATACAAGATGGGAAATTAAAGGCGGTAGAGACTGTTAATAGCAAAAACCGGAAAACTTACCTGGTACCGCTGGATGCGTTGGATGAGGAACTGCAGCACAAGTATTATCAACTGATTGCAGAAAACCCTCCGGAAGAGGTAGAACGGCCAGAGCCGGAAGTAGAGAAAGTTGCGATTGATGAGTTTACCGAGGATGAACGAAAGGAAATTGATTTCTGGATCGACCTCACCAAGCGCTGGCAGTCATATAGAAAGATGCCAGGAGTTACTTCCCTGGCTGAAGTAGATAAAAAGTTCGTAACGCTCTGCAGCCTGGAATATCCAGAGCGGAGCATATCAGTAGATACGCTTTACAGAAAATGGAATGCCGTGAAGGCTGATGATATGAAGGCGCTGGTTGATAAGCGGAACAAATGGAAGAAAGGGACAAGCTCCATAGATGAAACGATATGGCAGGCTTTCCTGTATTACTATTTGGACGAAGCCCAGCATCCGGTAACCAAGTGCCTGGAGTACACAAAGATGTGGGCGCAGGAAAAGCGTCCGGATCTGTATACGCAGATCCCGGCCTATCCTTCTTTTTACCGGAGACTGAAAAGTGTTCCGGAGGGAGTAAAGGTTCTGGGCCGTGAAGGTCACAAGGCATTCAATGACCGCTGCGCTCCATACATCAAACGTATTTATGATGAGATGCAGAGCAATGAGTGGTGGATCGCTGATAACCATACCTTCGATGTAATGGTGAGGGATAAGTCAGGCAAGCTGCACAGGCCATATCTGACAGCCTTCCTGGATGCAAGAAGCGGAATCTTTACAGGGTACTACATTACATATAACCCAGGTTCAGAGGCAACGCTGATCGCGCTCCGGAAGGGAATCCTGGAATATGGCATCCCGGATAACATCTACGTGGATAACGGTCGAGAGTTCCTGACCTTCGATATTGGCGGCCTTGGCCACCGGAAGAAGAAACCAAAGAATGGCGAGGAAACCTTTGAACCGCCGGGCGTATTCAAACGCCTGGGAATCAATATGACAAATGCTATCGTCCGAAATGCGAAGGCGAAGATCATTGAGCGCCGGTTCAATGATGTGAAGAACGGTCTTTCCAGACTGTTTAATACTTACACAGGCGGCAGCGTGGTGGAAAAGCCAGAGCGTTTGAAATATGTTCTGAAGAAAGATGCCATTTACACAGACGATGAGTTCCAGGAGTATGTGGATGCAATTCTGAAGTATTACTTCAACATGATGGAATACGATGGCCCGGTGGCAGAAGACAAAGGAAAGCTCAAAATGGATGTGTTTAATGAGCATCTGATTAAGCGCCGGGTGGCAGCCGCAGAGGAATTGAACCTGATGCTCATGAGAAGCAGCCGTCCGCAGGCCGTGGGCCGCCGGGGAGTGCATCTGGATATCAACGGAGGCCGTCTGGAATATTGGAACGATGAACTGCTGATGAGACATTTCGGTGAGAAGGTATACTTCCGGTACAATCCGAATGACCTGAAGGAAGTCCGGATCTACAACCTGGAAGACAAATATCTGATGACGGTTCCGGTAGATAATACGGCGGTTCTTACATACGGCGCTACCAAGGATGATGTGAAGGCCGGAATGGCAGTGACCAGGAAGCTGGAGAAGATCGCGAATGAATATAAAAAGAACGTGGTCATCGCAGAAGCTGACCGGGTTACCGCATTGGATCTGGTACTTCGCCAGGCACAACGCAACAAAGAAAGCTACACAGGCAAAGCAGATCCGAAGGTACTGGAGGTTCAGCGGGCAGATGAAACACCGGTATATCAGAAAGTGGTCGGCGGAGTCGATCTTGACACAATGATTGAAAATGCAGCCAAAAGGCAGGGAGGTAAATGATGGGAAAACAGTATAATGCAGAACTTCAGGCGAAAGTTGAAGCGTACATGAAGGAAACGGGAGTCAGCCAGGCGAAGCTGGCCCCGATGATGAACTTGAGCGGAGCGGTATTAAGCCAGTACCGCCGCAGCGTTTATGACAAGGGCGATGTAGAGGATGTAGAACGTAAGATCCGCGAGTTCTTCCAGATTAAGGAGGAACAGGCAGAGAATATAAAGAAAGCGGAGTCCTTCAGCGCAGCCCGCACCTATGCAGATATCACAGTTTCTGAGAGCATCTACAAGATGATCCGGTACTGCCAGTTGGAAAAGGGGATCGTGGTAATTGACGGAGACGCAGGAATTGGGAAAACCAAGGCGGCTACTAAGTTCCTCAGAGACAATCCTTCTACAACTGTTTATGTAAGCGTCACACCGAGCACTAGCTCTGTAAGAAGCCTGTTAAGGGAAATTGCTAGGTATTTGAAAATTTCTGAAAACCAGAGAACGGAGGATCTTTCCATTTCAATCCGGGAGCGTTTGAGAAGTGCGGACAATGTACTGATCATCGATGAGGCTCAATGTTTGAAGTATCTGGCACTGGAAGAGATCCGGGGCTGGGTGGATGAAGATCCGATCACCGGAAAGCCTGGTATCGGCATTGCACTGATCGGAAATGATGAGGTTTATAACAAAATGCTGGGAAGGCAGGAGGCAATCTTCTCCCAGCAGTTCAATCGGACGAAACTCCATGGCCGGTACCGGACAGCGAACGTAACTGCTGCGGACATTAGAAAACTGTTTCCGGTTCTGGTACAGCAGGGCATGGAAAAGGAACTGGACTACCTGTTCCGCGTAGCACAGAGCAAGTGGGGAACCCGTGGGGCTGTGAATGTATATACAGCAGCCGCAAATAACCAGGATGTTTCCCTGGAAGGTCTGCAGAAGGTAACAGGCCCGCTGGGAATCTATTTATAAAATCAATCAAACGGAGGTAAATGCAATGAAGTACATGACAGGAAAAGCAAAAATGATGGTGACAGGGATCGCGCTTGGAACGGTGGCCGCCGGGGGAATGGCGGCGCTGATCGCAGCGGGCAAGGTCGGAGTGGCCGGAAGCCTGGTTGTGGTATTCCTGATGGCTCTGGCGGGAGTTAGCGGCTGGATGATCGGCATTCAGATGCGGGTGAAGATCGAACATGACCGGGCATGGATGAAAGGATATCGTGATGGAAGGGAGAGTTCACTCCCGCCGATCACTGTAACCACCGAGCGTATGCTCATCCGGTACAGGGAAAATCCGGGGCTGTAAAGCCCCACCTTAATGCAGCCATCCGGAAGGATGCCGGTCACAAGCCCGGATAAAGGCAGAGTGAGGTAAAACTGAATAAGGAGGTAAGTGCAGCGTGAAGAACGGAAAGAAGCCGACACTGGCCCAAAAGAAGTTCCTGCAGGGAAAAGGGCTGGTACCGGAGAACTGGCTGATCGTGAAGGATACGCCGGTGGAGCTGGTGGTAGTCAGCCGGGCCGCGCTCCTTAAAAGAACAGGGAAGACAAGAACTTTCAGGAAGGAGCGACTATGAAAGCCATGGAGAAAAAAGCCACTCCAATGCCGGAAGAACTGGAAAGAGAGTGGAACGAAGTGCGAGTTTGCTTCCGGTTGCTTCAGTGCAGGAGAGCCAGAATTGTGACGAAACGGATGCTGGACGGTTCTGTGAAGCGATATACCGAGGTCAGAAAGGCGGGTGGATGAGATGGTACAAAGAGAAGAAATGTACTTTGAACCGCGCTGCGTAGGTTCTGACCTGCGTATTCGCTGGTATGGTGAACAGTATTCAGCGCCGGAGCTGGAACGCCATTATGAGGAGACGGTTTACATCCGGGACAGCGGAAAAGAGCTGATGGTTTACAGCATGGAGGCAGACTGCTGGGATGAGAAGGCGAAGATAAAGGCAACATTTTCCCTGATCTGCCGGATTCAAAAGCACAGCACCGGATTCCGGTACGGTAGAAAAATCCAGTAGGAGGAGAGAAGATGCCAGCCAAGTCAAAACGCCTGACCAATAAAGAGAAAGCACTCAAATCGAAAGTCAAAAAGGAACTTCAGGAACAAGGGCTCCTGCCGCCAGACAAACCGAGATTGAACCGGAGAAAGTTTGCTAAGGAAGCAGCCGAACAATTTGATAAAGAAATCAATCTCATGAATCCGATGGATGTGTTTTGGTTTCATAATGCCCTCACATTAGTTACAGCCGGAACTGATGTGCTTCCAATCACTTCAGAACAGGTGGGAGTCTTTAAGCTTATGAAAATAACTGCGGAGATAAAAAAGCTTCATGAAGAAACCAAGAAGTCTGGGAAGGAAGTAACTGTCCGGGATGTGTGCAAAATATCGGATTCTATTATGAAGCTATAAACGCAAGATATTCCAGGGGCGCTTGCCCCTCTTAATGCAGCCGCCGGTAAGGCGATGGTCGCAAGCCCATGAAATGCAGAGCGGGAGAGGAGGTCTATCATGACTGTAAGCAAGAGAGTAGCCAAGAGTGGCGCGGTTACACTTCCACGTCAGCTCCGTCAGGAGACTGGCATTCTTCCGGGTGTTCCGGTAGATATCGAAGCAGATGAGGACGGGGTACATATCCGTAAGCATGTTCCTACCTGTCACTTCTGCGGAACGGTGGACGATGTTAAAACGGTCTGCGGCATTGAGATCTGCCGCGGATGTGCAGAAAAGATCATGGAGGAGTTTAAAGGATAATGGATGCGGCGGAAGTAAAAAAGAAGGTTGACCGTCTGGCAGAGTTAGACCGCCAGATGGTTGCCGTTAAAGGTGAAATGGAAACAATCAAAGCCTGGTTCGAGAAGCAGGCCACGGATGATCTCCGGGATACGAAGAGCAAAACCGTAGAATATTGGGGAAGCGAAAATTCCAAAGTGGTGGTCGGAAACAGCGAGACCGTGAAACCAATCTCCATGACAATGGTAAAGAAGCTCCTGGGGGATGTCTTCAAGGACTTTGTAAAAGAAGATGTTTCTTATAGTATGTCAGCCCCGGCAAAGCGGCTTTTTTCCATGATGTATATGGGAAATTTCACCGAGGGAAGCCTGGACGCTACGATCAGCGCCATCACAAAGGATGAGAAGATCCAGAGAACACTGAAGAAGAAATTGAAAGGCAAATATGAAAAGGACACAGAAACCCTGATGAAACTGGTGGGCCTTTCAGAACAGGAAGCCAGTGACTGGGCTTACCTGGCATCCGAAGTGATCAACTGGGAATGGATGCTGCAGATATTAAAAGCGGCAGAGTGGGGAGGCACACCGCAGGAAGCGGTGGAAGTGATCCGGGCAGCCATATTCGTGGATGAAGGAATCAAGGTAACTGTAGAGGCGGAAAAATAGCAGGAAGGAGCAACGGTAAATGCGAAAGATAGAATCATTCCAGATGAAGAAAATCTATGCTATAGGTCATGCTTTGGGAATAACCGGAAATGGAAGCGAAGATGAGCTTCATATACTGGTGTCGGGCGTTACAGGTAAGGATTCCATAAAGGAACTTTCCTACCAGGAGGCCATGGCGGTGATTAAAAGGCTGGAGGATCTGCAGGGCGGTACCGCTGCTCCGAAACCATCCAGCAGAAAGCCGAAGGAACATTCACAGAGACCAGGAGGCGTGACCAGCGGCCAGCAGAAGAAAATCTGGGCTTTGATGTACGAACTGAAGAAACGCGATAAGAGTCCGAATGAGGTTCCACTGGGAGACAGACTGTGCGCGGTCATTAAGAAAGAATTGCATGTAGACGCTATTGCGAAGAATCCCTTTGCATGGCTCACCTTCAGCCAGGGAAATACCCTGATTGAAGTTTTAAAAGGGTATTTAAAAAGCCTGGAACGGAAGGAGGAGGCCAGCGATGGGATTGTTAGACCATGTGAAGATAGAAAACCTGGATGAAGATCAGAGAAAGATGGTAGAACTGGTGGGCCTGGACGGGTTTAAAAGTCTTGTCCGGGCTTTTGGCGGCACTACAATCTATATTCCGAAGGCAGAGAGCCTGGAACGGGCGGCACGGGATCAGAAGATCCGGGAAGAATTTGACGGAGGAAATTATAGAGAGCTTGCCGCGAAATATGGACTTACCGAGCGCTGGGTGAGATTTATCCTGTTCGGAAAACTGGATAATCTGGATGATGACATGGAGGGTCAGATGAGCATCTATGATTATCCGGAAGCATTTTAAAAAGTGAAGTAAATTAGTGAAGTGCTTCAAAAGACAGTTCACGGGCCTAAGAGGTACACTTGTGTCAGAAACATGAGTGTATCTTTTTTTATTGGAGGAATTACTGGATGGATGAAGGATGGATCATAACAACCGCCATTACGTTGGGTATTGGCGTAATCTCGTATTTTTTAAAAAGAACCATGAACCAGTTGGACTGCACAGTCCAGCAGCTTCAAAAAATAGAACGGGATTCTGTAACAAAAGCAGATCTGAAGGAAACCACAGACGAATTAAAAAAAGACATCAATAAGATCCGTGAGGATTATACACCCAAGGAGACTCACAGTAAGGATTTTGATGGGTGCCAGAAGGAGATTAAGGAGATCCGGCAGAATTACCTGACAAAGGATGATTTCATTCGTGAGATCAATAA